AATACACTCTGGATGCTTACTTATTAATTGTAAATTTTCATTAAGTTCTCTTTCGGTATAAGTTTGTTTATCTAAACCTAATTCAGACAAATAACTATCTGTTATTAATGACTTCCTTATAGGAATATCCTTCATATTACGAAGGATTTCTCTAATTTTTTCCATTATATTACTTTACATATTTATCTTATATTATCTTTAAATTTAAATAATCGGCGTTTTTAATGTGCGAAGGTGTAAAAAACAATACAAATATTTTTTTGTATTGGTTTGCGACACTTTTTTTAAAAGTGTTATTTTGCGACACTTTTTTTAAAAGTGTTATTTTGCGACACTTTTTTTAAAAGTGTGGTTTTGTGACACTTTTTTAAAGTGTTATTTTGCGACACTTTTTTAAAGTGTTATTTTGCGACACTTTTTTAAAGTGTTATTTTGCGACACTTTTTTAAAGTGTTATATATAATGCTTTACTCTCTACTCATCTATTTTTTAATAGGCTTTATCTCAGATATTGTTTTAAACATTCTCTCACGCCAATCATTTTCGCCAGCTTCGATTAAAGCTTTGAAGGTATATTTTCTACGTCCTAGCATTAAAAATGCATTTGTTCGAGACTTTGTCTCCGCAGCCAACGCGGGCTTAACTATCGTTGCTGCAATCATTCCAACAATGTTTTTATCTTGGAAAGTATTTAAATTTTATAATCCGCATTCATTACCACAATTATTTCGATTTATTTTATTGGCATTTCCAGTGGGTTATGCATTGGATGTCTTTATTTATAAAACGATGTTATTCGGACCGACCTTAAATCCTTTTTATAAAATAGCCGGAGCAGGCTTTTCGGGTGCCGCTGCCTTTATTTTTGCGATTTTGGTTTATTATGTGCTAACTGAAAACGTATTTAAATTATATCGTATGTAAATTATATCGTATGTAAATTGATATTTATATCTATAGAACTATTAATATAGATATGAATTTGCAACAACAAAAATATTTAATATTATTTTTTGTAGGTTCCTTGAATTTTGTATTAATTTGTACATTTGTAATGTTTCATAAAATGTGGTATGCTTATTTATGTTTTCTTGTCTTAGCATCGTTTTTGAACGCTTCATCAAGTATACTGAACATCGGATTTAGAATGCTTTATCCACTTAAACCGACTTATCGCATTGAGCCACGAAATTACATTTATGTTATTCCTTGCTACAATGAATCGGAACAAGAATTACGTGGTAGCTTAGAATCATTAATCGAACAGCGAGTTGTCAAAAATGATAAACGCTTAATTGTTATTATCTGTGACGGAAAAGTCCAAGGCGCTGGTAATCCTAGCAGCACAGACCTTTTACTCAAGAATTTATTGAAGCTTACATCGGATGGATTTTGTTATAAGTATAAAACGTGGGATGAAAAAGAAAATAGTATTTGTGTATATACTTGCGACTACACTTATCATAACGAAACCGTGCACATTATTTTACTCATCAAAGAAAACAATTACGGAAAACGCGACTCGTTAGTGCTTATTCGCCGTATTTGTTATTTATACAATCAGCAAGTTGAGATGAATAGACCTGATAATGAATTTATTGATCATATGCTTGATATTGTGACGCCATTTTATAAAGGCGAGAGTCTCGATTATATCATCGGCATTGACGGGGATACTATTTTTGACTATAATTGCACCTATGAATTAATAGAGGGGATTGATCGTGATAAAAATATTCACGGGTGTGTCGGATTTGTCGATATTCATCCACAAATGAATTTCAAGTCGTTGTTTGTCTTGTATCAATATGCGGAATATATATTTGCACAATGTTTAAGGCGGCAAGCGCAGTCCAATATAACCAATAAAGTGAGTTGTTTATCTGGATGTAACCAAATTTTACGTGTCTCAGAAGAAACATGTGGAGAGAAAATACTAAGTGTTTTTAATTATTTCCCCCAAGAAACGGATAATATTTTTAAACACATTCGTTCTTATGCGAGTGAAGACCGTAACCACGTATGTAATATGTTGTCACTCTACCCGAACGTTAAAACAAGTCAAACCTTAAAAGCGGTTTCATATACCGTCGTGCCGACAAGTGTTTCGGTTTTTTTGTCACAGCGCCGCCGCTGGAATTTAGGCGCTAATTCGAATGATATGTTACTTATTTATTTACCGGGGATAAATATATTTGAACGTATACTTGCTTTGGTGAATGTATCTACTTTTACACTGACACCCTTTGTGATGATTGCGACGGTCTATTTTTTGATAGCTATCATTACGAACCCCACACAATTAATGCTGTACCTAAGTATCATTATATTTATCCCCTTTTTTTATTCACTTCTAATACCAGTCTTTATTAAACCAATGAGTTTCAAAGATACTTTATATTATTATCTCTCATTTGTTTTTTATATATCAGGTGGTTGTCTCGTTGGTTTAACTAGTTTTACTTATGCTATTTTGAAAATGGATATTATTAAATGGGGTAAAACGCGTTTGATTGCGGAAAAAAAAGAAGAAGAAAATACTGTCATTAAAAGAAAAGAATGGTTGCAACTAAGCGAAAGCGAAAAACTAAGCGAAAGCGAAAAATTAAACGAAAGCGAAAAATTAAACGACGAATTAACAATTGTTACAATGAAAACCGAATGGAATGAAGATGATAACCATATTTTGAATTTTGATGTTATTGTTTAATATATGAAATATATATAATGAAAATAGGTATTTGTGGTTATGGTTTTGTTGGTAAAGCGATCTATTCTTTTATGAATCAGCACTTTGATGGTGTTGTCGTGTATGACAAGTATAAGGTATCGATAAATCATAATGTATCGATAAATCATAATGTATCGATAAATCATAATGTATCGATAAATCATAAGGTATCGATAAATCAGTTAGATGTCTTATTCGACACCGAATTACTTTACATCTGCGTTCCAACGCCTTACGAAGAAAGTATTCAAACTTATAATATGAAAGAACTTGATTTAACATTGGCTTTACTAGCGAATCAAAATTATAAAGGTATTATTTTAATAAAATCGACCGTGTTACCAACGTATTGTGCTATTATGAATAATCAGTATCCACAATTGGTGATTGTACATAATCCAGAATTTTTATCAGCCGCGACTGCCGTTGCCGATTTCGCTAATCAGACGCATATTATTCTCGGACACACAGAACAATCAGAACAAGCAGCGATTCAAGTCGTGAAAGAATTTTATACAACACTGTTTCCGAGTGCTGTTCTTTCAGTAACTACTTCAATTATTTCTGCTCTTGTAAAATTAGGTTGCAATAGTTTTTATGCGACCAAAGTACAATTTTTCACAGAACTTTTCTTGCTTTGTGAAAAAATGGAAGTTGATTATACTACAGTGAAAACCCTGATGTTAAATAATCAATGGATCAACCCAATGCACACGACAGTACCGGGACCAGATAAACAAGTTTCTTTTGGTGGTGCTTGCTTACCTAAGGATATCAGTGCATTAAACCAATTTATGCATTCAAATGTAACACCACATAAAGTTCTAGATGCTGTTATTACCGAAAGGCATACGATGCGGCAAGATTAAGCGAAGCAACTTTAAGTCCTTTGAAAAAGCCCACTAATATGTTTATGTAGATTGAAATAAGTCAATTGTGTTTTTTCCAACGGCAACTTAAACAAGTTCGCCAAGGTTTCGTCTGCATTAATGATTTTGCGATCCGTCATATCTTGCAATTTGTTTTGCTTGATATACTCTGTAATATAGGATGTAACCGCATTTCTAGTAGAAGTGCATTCGAATGGCACCTTCAAAAAGATTGCTAATTCGGGTTTTATTTTTTCTTGAATATCAAAGCCGGTAATTTTGGGCTGCCGCATAACCGGTTCTTTCTTTTTTGTCTCTTTTGCTTCCTTTTTAACCGATTTCTCCAGCGTCCGCAATTGTTGTTGAATGTCGGTGATATTTGTTTTAAAATTTGTAAGAGTTTGATGTAGCGTAAGGAATTGTGCTTCTATATCATTTATGACCGCTGTATCATTTACGATTACTACTTCAGGCGTGCATACTACTTCAGACGTGCATACTACTTCAGACGTGCAGTATGCTTCAGACGTGCATACTGCTTCAGGTAAGGAAGACATTTTGTGTTACCAATTATATACATTATAATTTTAAATCAATTTTTAAAAGTATAATATTTTATATTTTATATTTTAAGCGATCTCAATCTGCGGTTGGCGCTGACGAGGAGGATTCTTTGGCTTGGCTGCAATTGTCTCCGTTCGGCGGCGAGGTACAACCATCCACTCAGTTTGGTCTTCCTGTGTCAATTGGGGGCGACGCTGCTCGTACGGCTTACGTGGTTGGGTGTGCTGGCGGACAGGCGCTTGTGTCTGCTGCGCTTGTGTCTGCTGCGCTTGTGTCTGCTGCGCTTGTCTAGTCGGCGCGTGTGTCTGCTGGCGGGTAGACGGTCCTTGTGAAGCTCGATATGTTCGGACCTCATTGCGTGTTTCGCACATCAACTTACCTCCATTGATGCCTCGAACACTGGTGGCGTGCACATCTAGCTTGTTTTCACGGTTAATGGCTCCAACAATAAACTCCACATATTCACCTTGAACCAGATACTTGTATTGCGTTTGCTCGACCTTAATCTCACTATGGTGCACAAACATATCACGCTCCTCGTTTGTCTCGCAATCATTTAGCGTAATAAAACCATAACCCGCCTTATTGTTGAACCACTTCACACGGCCGCTAGTGGTCGATTCGGTAGAAGGTTCTGCCAGATCTTCACTTGCAGGTACTTCTACAGGTGCAGTTTCTACAGGTGCAGTTTCTACAGGTGCAGTTTCTACAGGTGCGGTTTCTACAGGTGCAGTTTCTACAGGCGCAGTTTCTACAGGTGCTGCTACAGTCGTTGTTGCCTTTGTTGTCTTTGTCTTTGCCATTGTTATATACTCTTATAGTAGCATCTATCTTTAAGTAAATATTGTATATAAATTATAATTTATTCAAGTTTGTCAATAGCCCGCGTAAATAGTCATAATTGGGTTTTTCTGCAAAATCTAAATTACGGCAATAAAGCACAAAGAGGAAAAATTCGCCAATAGTATTACTAGCGCCAATAGTATTACTAGCGCCAATAGTATTACTAGCGCCAATAGTATTACTAGCGCCAATAGTATTGCTATGCCAATCTAATTTTTGTTTGAGTTCCGCTACTCTTTCAACCGATTCTTGGTTTTGCCAGCTCAATTTGCCGTGATATAAAAACAGCATAATATAACCTAATGATTCTAAATCATCCCTTCTACTTGCAGTTAAACCGTGATGGGTATTCACACTCATATAGCGGGTGGTACCAACAATGGTCTCATTGGTTTTTATTGTGCAGTGCCGTTGTTTTTCATCCAAGAAACATTTCGCCAACCCGAAATCGATTAAATAAAGTTCACTAATGTCTTGGCTATTGGTTTTCAAAAGAAAATTCGCTGGTTTCAAATCACGATGTATAATACCACACGCGTGGATTTGTTCGACAATGTTCAGCATCTGCACTGCTAAATGGATGACGACTTTTAAAGGTAGTTGATTGCCATAATTTATAAACAATTCTTCTACGGATTGTTCGAGTAAATCCATTACGATATAATTGAATTTACCTTCGATGCCAGAGGCATAAATCGTTGGCACATATTTTATCTCTCGTATTTTTTCATAGATGGCGACCTCATTGTTATGGAGGGCTGAATGTTCGGTGGACATAATTTTTACAGCAAGGGGGGTAGCCCCCCCTGACCCCCCATTTGGGGAAGGGCGGACGCAAGAGGCGGATGCTGTATGTGCTGGGGCTGTATTTGATTGGTTTATTGAGTTTACATAATTTGAAGAGATCGCATCCGCCTCTTGCGTCCGCCCTTCCCCAAATGGGGGGTCAGGGGGGGCTACCCCCCTTGCCAAGAAGATTTTCCCAAACGATCCCGCTCCGATTTTTTTCACAAGCTGATATTTCCCCGCGACAAGGACGCGCGCCATATACTAAATGGTGTTATTGTATCTATTTTATATTAAAATTGATTTAAATCATTAACGCTATAATATAATAACACGCCCGACACCTTTTTATAAAATGGTTATTGTTTGCACTGAACCTTACCCTGTAAATGATCTGCTTATGATTGTCGATCGTTATATGCGACCCGGACTGCGACTGTTGTTGAGTGATTTCCAAAAGTGGGCCATCAAGGCCATTATAGATGGTGACAATGTCCTCATCACTGCACATACCGGCTCAGGCAAAACGTTACCCGCCGAATTTGCTATCAACTATTTTGTTAAGCAGAAGAAAAAGGTCATTTACGCTTCGCCGATTAAAGCCTTATCCAATCAGAAACTCTATGATATGCGCAAGAAATTTCCACATATTTCGTTCGGTATTTTGACTGGCGATTGCAAGGATAATCCCGAGGCCGATGTCTTGATTATGACGACCGAGATTTTGCGCAATACCTTACTCAACAAAAAGATCAATAAGAAAAATAGTGAATCTCGGTGTGAGCATAATGACGCGTGTGGGTGCAATTCGCCAACACTACCTTTACTCTTTGAAATGGACTTTGAGAACGACTTGGCTGCTGTCGTCTTTGATGAAGTCCATTATATCAATGATGCGGAACGTGGTTCAGTCTGGGAACAAGCGATTTTGTTACTGCCGCCTCAAGTGCAACTCATACTGCTGTCGGCCACGATTGATCGACCTCAAGATTTTGCAGGGTGGATTGAAGCCGAGAAGGCCAAGCAGATGCAGGCACAAGAACCGGCTGCGCTTGTAAAAAAAATGTATCTCGCACCCACTTACACACGCATCGTGCCTTTAACGCACTATATGTGGCTATCAACAAATGAAGGTGTCGTAAAAAAAGCAGCGAAAGGTCCCTACGAAAAGAAAATCGAACAGATGCGTGGCGTGCCGGTGCCTATTGCCACATCCGCTGGGGTTTACAATGAAGAAAACTATTACAAAATGAAAGATGTCACGGATTATCTCTATAAAAACAATACCTTCATTAAACGCCAATTCGTCTTAGGTGATCTCTTAAAGTATTTGAAGGCTCGAGAGATGTTACCTGCAATTTGCTTTGTCTTCTCGCGCAAACACGTCGAGCAGGCGGCCGCAGAAATAAGTTTCAGTCTCTTTGAAGAGGGTAGTGACTTACCCACTTTGGTTGAACGCGAATGCCGGCATATTTTGGCGAGTAAGCTACCGAATTACCAAGAGTATTTGGATTTACCCGAGTATAAAATGATCGTGGGCTTACTGGAAAAAGGAATCGCCATTCACCACGCTGGTATTATTCCTGTCTTACGCGAAATGGTGGAACTGCTCTTTGAAAAAGGCTTCATCAAGTTGTTACTGGCGACCGAGACATTTGCCGTGGGTCTCAATATGCCTACCAAGACGGTGATTTTCGCTGGTTTAACCAAATATAATGGCTCGACAATGCGACTGCTTTATCCCCACGAATATACACAAATGGCTGGCCGAGCGGGCCGGCGTGGCATTGATACCATCGGCCACGTGTTTCATTGCGTAAATCTCTTTGAGCTACCATCCTCGACCGAGTATAAACATATGCTCACTGGACCACCCCAGAAATTGACATCGAAATTTAAGATCTCCTTTAATTTGGGATTGTCGATGCTAGAAGCCAAGCAAGATATGCTGGCTTTTATGGAACAGAGTATGCTCTCAACTGATATTCAGCGAGAGATTCGCGGCTGTGAATTGAAAGAAGAAAAGGAGCAAGAACTTATTCTAAAAAAAGAAGAGCAGCTCAGCTTTTGTCGAACACCGAAACCGGTCTTAGAGAAGTATGCCAACCTAAATGCTGAAGTGTCTCTCCTTACCAACGCCGCAAGGAAAAAGGCACGGTTAGAATTGAATTCACTGGAAGCCGAGCATAAATTCTTATTAGCCGATTTACCCAAGCTACTGGCACTCCAAGAGGCACAAACGAGTTATGCTACGGTAAAGCAGGAGAAAAAGAACACGATTGAGTATATTGCAACTACGGTGAATGATTTGACAAACATCTTGGTGAGAGATGAGTTTGTTTGCAAAGTGGGTGATTCTTATACAATTACAAACAAAGGTCGTCTCGCAGCACAACTTCAAGAAGTGCATCCACTCGCAATGGCCGACCTCTATTTCGGAACCAATAAATTTGCCGCACTCGATTCCGCGCAATTGGCAGGGTTGTTTAGTTGTTTCTACCCTGTAAATGTTAGCGATGAGTTTAAGTCACACCATTGCAGACATACGTCAATGCACGAGATTACTTTATATATGGCTGAACGCTTAGACTATTACTTGAAAGCCGAAGAAAAAGCCTATTTACTTACCGGTGCCAATTATGATATCGCATATGACTTGTTGCCGTATGTGATACAATGGTGTGATGCTGGCGATGAGGTAACGTGCAAACAAATTTTGCAAATGGTGAAAGCACAGACGGGTGTCTTTATTGGTGAATTTGTCAAAGCTTTATTGAAGATCAACGCAATTGCATTGGAATTCGAACGGGTGTGTGAGATGACGGCGAATATCACCTTATTGGAGAAATTACGAGAGATACCGAAATTGACATTGAAATATATTGCGACAAGCCAATCGCTTTACTTGTAGGACCGTTCTACTTGTAAGACCGTTCTACTTGTAGGATGTGTAATAAGTTTACATAAGAAATCCATATATAAATAAAATTGAAATATATTCATTTTTATTTATACCATTAAAACCCGACCAAAATGAGCACCAAAATGAGAACCAAGATGAGCACCAAAATGAGCACTAAAGAGAACTGGGATGATTCAAGTGATGAAGAGGGGGATGAAGAAGAGGGCTGCTTCGCTTGTCCCCCTGACCCCTTATATGAAGCAAAGGAGGAGGCATACCACGAAGCGCAATTTATAGAAGAATCAAACGAGAATGACTACACAACTGCAGACGAAGAGGAGGCAGATCCGATTGATAATGAGGAAGTGGCGATCGAAACAGAGGAACACTATGACGAATGGGGTGTCGAAGAGGTGGAGGACCCACAGGATGATGATGATGACTACGACGATGAACTAGATAATTATGATAAAAAACTCGGGCGCTATTTAAAACTATGATAAAATATATTTATATATGAAAATATATATTACTACTCTCCCGGTTGGATTTGAACCAACGACCTCCAAGTTAACAGCTTGGCACATTCACGACTTTGCTACGGAAGATTTAATTTTACAGGGCCTTCTACCCAATCAACTATACAGCTATTTTTTTAAATACTTTTTCCTTCAAGATATAAATATATACCCGAAAAGTATTTAAAGAAATCCCCCGCAGTATAATTATCAGCTCTAGTGGTGAAGTGGTATCATTGTACCTTGCCAAGGTATAGGCACGAGTTCGATTCTCGTCTAGAGCATATATGGGTTGTAATTTTACGCTGGAATTATGGCTTTTAGCATAAAATTATACACTTGTATACTTTGATGCATTTATAATAAAAATTGATTTTGTTTTTTTTTATATACCAATTAAAACCCCAAGTATATAAAAAAATGATGTATACTTTCTTCTATTGTATGATGCACGATCAAGGATTTATTATAACAGGCAATCAACCTTATATTCCGGTTGATTATTTTATGGAACACTCCGACAAATGCGAGTTTTGCGATTGGTGTAAAATGGGTGTGATTGAGTATGATGGTTCCACCTTTGATATTATTGAACCGTTAACATTTGATTATGATAGATACGGTGGCGGCTTTACATTTAGTTTGTATCAGAACACGCTAACCGATGAAAATGGGTATACAATTGAAAATGAAGTATTGGATGAATGGATTAGGGCCCAAATGGAATAGGCCCAAATGGAATAGGCCCAAATGGAATAGGCCCAAATGGAATAGACCCAAATGGAATAGGCCCAAATGGAATAGGCCCAAATGGAATAAATTATTAATATAATACAATAATGTATGTTATTTATTGTTTGCAAAACGCATCCTTAAAAGAAAATATTGTAAATGTCAGTCTGGCTGAATCGATGATTGAACTTTTTTACCGATATTGATTTATAAGATCTGTAATCTAATTTTTTTTGTCATTTTCGCCTCATCCATAAAGAGATGCGCCGAAACCTGTACAGTCTTATAATTCTGTATGTCTTTTTCGGTCAACACATATGTCAGCATTTTCGTCTCGGGTAGGTAAATTTTATATTTATATAAGCGTTCGCTTGCTGCTACGCTTGCTGCTACGCTTGCTGCTACGCTTGCTGCTACGCTTGCTGCTACGCTTGCTGCTACGCTT